TAAAGGAATCTTTTCACTTCTTACAAACTATAGATAGCCGTTCACACTTGTGGAGGGATGATAAATCGTGGCTTGTTGCATGATTGACTTTCAGACATTCTTATCCCGAACTCAGGTTTTAACCCTCTATTGAATTGCCAATTGCCAACGCCTTGTGATACCGCATTGTATCCTTTCTCCGCATAGTGAGCAATGTTATTGGCTAAAGCTTGAAATTGAGAAGTGAATGTATGCGACATTTTTCCCCACCAATCATTAAGGTATTCTTCGTTCACATTCTGCTTTTCTCTTTCAAGTTCTTCTACCTTGGATAGGTATACGCGAGCTTTAGCTTGTGCCAGTATAGAATCCGTAAGGTTATCAACAGCCTTACGAGCATTATTTGAGTATATATTCTCGAGATTAAGATTATCGAGATATCCAGGATATTTCTCTTGCAGCTTTTTGATAGCTTCTTTTCTAACTTCGTCAGAAGATGATTTGTCCTGTGCCAATTTCACAAGTGATGACAATTCTGCTACTTCTGAGCGGCAGTCTGCTGCAGCTTCTTCATTAGCTTCATTCAATTCTCTTTGCGCCTTTGTCGCCTTATCAGCTTTCGACGTAAAAGCAACAAGAGTTGCTGTTACTGCTACCATTGTAGCCAAAATTGCAGAATACGGATTGGCAAGTATAGCCTTATTCCATAGCTGCTGAGCAGCTGTAGCTAGAGTTATCTGTCTAGTACCAACTTTTACGGCTATATTATATGCTTCTTGAGCTGATGCTGCAAACGCTGTACGTACAGCTTTTAGTTTATCTGCTGCAGCACTCGCCATCTTGGCTGCTGTTGCAGCTTTCTCAGCAATAGCTTCTGCCTTGACAACCAAAGTGTAGGCAACGATACCAGATGCAAGCACTACTATAACCCTCCAATATTTCAGAGTGAATGATGTCGCAACTGACAGCAACTTGATGGCGATTCCTCCAGTACTGATGCTGTATTTAACTACAGGCAGTAACTTCTCGCCTAATTCGATAGCCAATTCATGGAAACGATTCTTAGCTTTTTCAATATCACCTTGTATAGTCGTGTTCTGAACGTCGAACTCTTCAATAACAGATGTTGCTTCTTTATATGCGTTTGTGGCAATCTCTTGCCGAGAGCGTACATCATCTATCTTATCAGCCATAGTAGAGAGGACCGCGACAGCACGTGTGCCATCAAGTCCCATATCACCAAACATCTTGCCGAGTTGGTCGAAGCCTCCCTTAGACTTCAGATTATCCATGAGAGTTAATACTGCAGTATTTATATCTGTCTTGACGAGATTAGAGAATGTTTTGAGGTCAACGCCTGCCATCTTAGCGAATGTCTTAGTGTCGGTCGACATCTTAGTAAGAAGCTGAGAGAAAGCCGTCGAAGCCATTTCATCTTTCTGCATATTCTCGTCCATCACAGCACCAAAGCCCATTATTTGAGCTTGTGTCAAACCAACCTGTTTACCCACACCTGCCACACGAGCGGTAAACTCTACTAAATATCCAGCAGATGCAGATGAGTTCTGAGCAAGCTCATTAATGGCAGAGCCTGTAGCGAGCATAGCACCACGCAAACCAAGCCTGTCATCTTCACCGAAAGCCATAGCTAATTTGCCTACCTTATCGATGGCATCATCTCCAAGGTCATCACCAAGAGCTACGCTAATCTTATCGGCAGCATCGACAAACTCCTCAATAGAATCTTTTGAAGTAATGCCCAGGCGACCTGCAGACTCAGCAAGCTCATTAAGGTGTTTACGTGGTGTGCGTGTATCAATCTTCTTGAAGTCCTCGTTCATCTCCATCACCTCTTCCATTGACTGACCTGTATACTTTCGTACATTGTTCATCTCCTGGTCCATCTCTGTATAGGCATCCACGCATTGACGCACATTGGCTGACAAACCAGAGAACGCTGCAATAGTCTGAGTTATTGCACCCCAGTTCTTATTGAGAAAGTTGGCTGTTTTACCGAAGAGGGATTCTGACTTCTCTTGTTCTCCATTAATAGCAGCTATCTGTGCTTTCAATTTCTTGGCATGGTCCGTCAGATCTTCGAATGCTGCAGTACCTTGCTTCTGATCAGCGAGTCGTTCGTTTACAATCTTGAGAGAATACTGAAGGTCACGTAGCGACGAGCCTGTTATATTCTTGAGAGTCTCGTTAATAAGTTTATTCTCTCGCTCAAGGTCTCGCGATGATTTGCAAGCAGCCTTTATCTCTTCGTCGTATTTATCGATTGTAAGGTTCGCCTCCTTTTGAGAAGCGCTAAGTTGCTTAATACGACTTCTAATCTTAGAGATATTTTCTGCAGTCTCATGATATGCGGTACTGTCCGGTTTGATATCTCCAAGCTTTTGCTGCAGCAATGTAGCTGCAGCTGTCAGTTCATTAAGAGAAGCGCCATCAACGTTACCTAAAACGTTCTTGAGATTATCAGCAGCTTGATCGAGCGCTTGCAGTTCTTTCTTAGACTGTATAGACGAAGCCTTTAATTCATCCATGCGGTCTTTGCAATCTTGAAGATATCTATTTAGTTTGTTGTATTCTTCCACAGTTGTCGCCTGTTTCATAGCACGGCGCACCTCTCGAGCAGCCTTCTCAATATCGCCGAGTGAAGCTGTCTCAAGATTATTTATTGTTTCAATAGTTTTGGATACATTATTACCATAAGCTTTAAGACTCGCCTCTGCTGCTTTTATTTCCTTATCAAACTTATTAATGTCTTTAACTAAAGTTTCTGGATTACGAAGAGCATCAGCCTTCTTCTTCTTCAATACTTCAAGACGCTTTTCAAGATCTGCTATCTCGTTTTTCGCCTCTTGAGTATTGAGACTTATGATTGTTTGAAAAGTCTGAGTTTTTTCCATATAAAAAGTGCTACATTTGGTTTATGAGCCAAATGTAGCACTTATTATATATGGGGAAAAATACAAAATTAATTTCTACACTTTGTGTAATAGAAAAAATCTCTTCCCATAGACATGTATAAATCATGAAATTTGAACCATTTTTCTTTTTCTGCATAATATTCAGCAGACTTAGGTTTGGCTTCATCCCAAGCATCACTTGCTTTGCACATTTTCACTCTTACACTCTCGCGCTCCTCTAAATATGCTTTTTTAAAGTCTTCTCGAGCTTTCCTTAATTCTTCAGAGCCTGGAGCAAGAGTTTTCTCGTATTCAATTTGTCGCTTGCATCTTTGAGCGAAGGAGTTGTCATCCTCAGGTTTCTTGCTCTCATCTTTTGCTGCATCAACCTTAGGCTCGCTCTTGATGACTGGTTGTGGCTTTTCTTTTGGCACACCATAGGTGTTAGCTATCTTGTTTACCTTTTCACCTACAGTTTGTAAGCCTTGAAACAAGATAAGCATTACGAAGAACACCGCTGACAAAAGAAAGTAAGTATCCATATTCTTGATGTTTTAATTATTATATCGCAAATATAAACCTTTTTCTTTATATTGCCAAGTTTTCTTGCTTTTTTATTCCACTTTCACGTACTTCAGATATTTAATTGTAGCACGAGGGTTAAAATTCACGAGCTTCACATTATAGCCTTTCGTTCCCCAGCGCCAGAAGAGGAATCTATGTTTATAGTCACGCACGATGAACATTGCTATAGAGTCGCGCATATTATATTGTAGAATGGAATCCGAGAGTGATAAGTGTATGTCTGTCCAATGGTCATGATATATATAGTCATTATCTGCAGGTGCTGCTTTTAACTTTATGCTGTCTCGTGTCGATATCTCCGTCTGAAGTTGTGAGGTTATTGCTACAGGTTTTACATCTAAGTCTTTTAGCAGAGCTTTATCTGTAATCTTCTTGTATTCCTCTTTCGTTACTACAAGAGCAGGTGCTGATGCTACAGGTATCGTATCGCGAATGGTATCATGGACAATACTCGGATAGGTATTCCATGAGTTCAATATCTCTATCTGAGATTGCAAATGTTCAATCTTCCTTCTGTATTGCTCTCTCTTAACGAGCAAGGTCATAATGAAGATTATTACGACTGCAATGACTATCAGTATTGCAGGCATAAGAAAATCCTTCTTTTTCATTTTATATGGATTATGTTATTAACATGCTTACCAGGTATAGAGATATGTACCCACGAGTAGTTATACTCATCGATGCATTGTCCTACGTTGATTTTACCTTGACGTATAAGAGAAACAGCAGTCTCAAATAAGGCCTTATTGTCTTCTTTTGTGCTACCCATGGCATGGATATCTGCAGCTTGCCCTAATAGATGTTGAGAAGTTCTTGAACCACCAACAGCTTTATTGAGCTCCTGGCAGCGATATCCTGAGCTTACGATGATTGGTTTGTCGAATGCTATACGCAATGGCTCCAAGACTGTCTCTGCCAGTAGCTTCAAGTTTGCAAGGTCTGACTTAGATGGAGTGTTGTCAATAGCTCTGTTGCGAGCTGTTACTGAGCGAGTGAGCTCCTCGAGAGTAAAGTGCTGTGATAATTGCATGATGTATTATGTTTAGTTGGTTTGTCGTTCTGCAATATTGAGGTATTCTGCCAGTCCTGGTATGCGCTCGATGAATTTGAATCGAAGTATATAATACAGGAAGGACACGATTTGCCATGGTGTAGTACCAGGCTTAAATATCTTCTTCAGGTTCTTTAGTATATTGAGAGCATAGAAGTAGAGTACCACGTATGTAACGAAGCTCACACATTGCAGAGCTCCTTCGTACTGATGCTTCATCTGACCAACAGTATATATGGCACAGCACAGTATGAAGAACACAGTGGCTTCCGCTCCACATCTTAAAGCCTTCTTCAGGCTAAAGTCTTCATGATTAGCTATCATGCCAGAAAGGTAGCCAAAAAGAAAGTTGAGGAAGAATACTATCATTAGCGATGTCAGCTCTCCCTCGATAGGCTTGAGGAAGGCTATAACTGCGATGGCGATGCCTACGCATAGTGAACGGATATTTTCTATCATAGTTGGATTTATTGTTGTTATATATAGACAAAGATATTATGAGCATAAACTAAATAAAAATACGCTCACGGTTCTTACTTTCTAATATTTCTCATTTAATATAACACCATCTGCCGAAACACCTCCACCGTCAAACGTGAATTCGTATCGCGTATTCGAGTCTGGGCCTGTAGCTTTGTCTGCCTCGAGTTCTATTCGAACTGTCCAGTCTGGGCATTTAGTATTCTCACGCTCTGCATAAGCTATCTGTATAGGAATACCGAAGCTGTAATCAGCCTTCACCCCTTTCTGTGCATCTGGTAACGAGCCGTAAGATTTCATCTTGAAGCTTTTCTCGTTGATGGCAAAATTGTTCACATTATTACTATCAACACTGACATCATCTGTCTTCAGATATGTACCTTCTCCGTCATCAGACTCGCCAACAAGTCTAATCCTAAGATTCGTGAGATAATCTGTAGAGAGTGTGAAGCTGACTTTCAAGAGCGTTTCTGATTTAATAACACCTGCAGTATTATCACCATTGTCATAGTACAACATCTGTCCTACCTCCTGTCTCAGTTTGAGATTGCTAATATTTACCACAATGGTTTTAGTAGTAACAGGTTTGTCATCACTCTTTGCCAATGGCAATGTGACGTAGGCATCACAGAATTCTACAGTATTCTTTACTGCTGGGCATACGATACATTGAGGGAAGGTTGTAGAATCGTGGTCAGTTGTCGAGCAAAGGAGCGGAATAAATGTCAGCCTGTCGCCAACCTCATACTCTTTTAGATATCCGCGAAAATTAACATCAAGTATTTCGCCCTCATATATTTTTCCCCCGTGCTTAAAATCTACACGAAAGATAGTTATCTCATCGTTCATAACTCCAGGCTTCATAGGTACATCTGAAGACACGAACATCTTCTCCTTATTAGTCTCGTTGTATATACAGACGGCAGGATAGATATTGTCTCCAAGTCCCTTACGTAGCATATTCAACAGATCACCCAACGAGAAAGTATTATTCGGATAAACAGGATCATCACCACCTTGAAACAATATGCAAACAACATTGTCATTATACACAACATTGTTTTTCTCGCTATATCCGTACACAACTGCTCGAAGAGGAAAGTTGTTTTCGTTCTCGTTGCTGTTATAACCAATGAAGTCTGACAGACGATAAGGAGCTTCTGAAGTTCCAGTAGGCTTATTGTATGTCCATCTACCAAGTTCTTTGGCTTGCTGCACATCGTTTACAGTTCTCATACCGAATACACCATTAGGATTGCCAATCCACCATCCTGTGTCACTCTTGGCAGTCCACGTTCTCATATCAGCATTAAGCGAATCTGTTACGAATGTCTCAGCTAAGGGCACAGGTTTATATTTGCTCATCATATTGATATTACTACTTCGGCAGAGCGCTGCCAAATCATTAGTGCTCTCGCCTAATACTTGCTTCACGTCATCGATGGTGACGGGAGCTACGATTATTCCTCTATCTACACTCATTTCTTCACCTCCTTTATCCTATAGCTATCCAGTCTCCATATTCTGTAACGCCAGACTTAACGAAGATAATGCGCTTATATATTTTGCCTTTTTCGTTCTGTCTTCCATAAGCAGTCTGCTCCACAGTTGTATAGCCATTGCTATCTGCCGTCGTTGATGCCAGTACTACACAGGTATAAGCTCCTTGCGAGCCTGACGGTCTGCCAAGAGTACACCATGGATACATTCCAGTCCTTAAAGCATTATTCATATTGCTTTCGCCATATGTCGGCATATTATTCTTTGCGGCATTAGCAGCAGATTCAATAGAAGCTATCTTGTTTATCTGCGACTTATCCCAAGGAGTAACCACACCCTGTGTACCCTTATAGGTAGAGTTCTCTGCCTTAGCATCATTAAGAGGTATTATCTTATATACAGGCTTCAGACTAAGTTTGCCGACAACGAACAAATCACCAACATTGGCACCCTCTGCACCTACAAGAGATGTAATACCAGAGTTTATATTTATGCGAGTTTCTGATGATGGCAATTTACCACGGCTATCTGCTATCACATAGAAGTTGATGCTATTATTTGCCACCTTGGCATACTTAGCTGCTAAGGTGACGGCATTCTCTGCGGTTAGATTAATCGAGCCTGTAAGTGGAATGGAACTGAGAGATACGAAGTCTTTTACACTACCATCAGCCATCAAAATCTCACTGGAAGTACCACCAGCTTTAACAATCTTAGGCGAAGTGATAGAATCACCAGTAATATCAGTTTTTCGCCCTGTAAGTGTCCAATCTTTAGCGTTAATATTTTCACCTGGTAATGACGATGATGCAGCATATGAATTAACAGTTATACCATTTACGTTGGCTCTAACTAAATATAACGCTGCGCCATTAGAATTATTATGTAGTATCAGAATATCAGCTGTGCCATCCGCCCCTGTTGCTAATATCTGATTGGCACTTTTTTCATCAGCATTATTAGAATTAACGTGAAACTCAGGAGTAGCAACGCCTGTTGTAAAGATTCCAATATCGTTGTCTGCCTTGCCATTTAATGCAGGTTTATATTCAGCGTCTATCTTCTTCTTAAAATGCTTAAGCCCTTCTAAGTCTAAGTATTTTGTCATAGTTTTTTAATTAAAAAGTTCATCAATATCGTCATTCGTAATTCTCTCATTGATATCATGCCACTCGCTCCATGTGTTTCTTGCACCAGCATATCCTGGTGCTGTTAAAGTGTTCCATGAGCGACACTTAAAGAACATTATTCCATCTTTATGCGAACCGAAGTTCTCCTCGGTTGGCAACAATTCACAGCTTGATATCACAACCTGGTTAAGTGCATGATTCATATTATCTTTATATTGCAACAACACGCCGATGCTTTGCCCTTGACCATATTTGTTGTCAACAAGTATAAACATGCCTTCTGCAATATCTTGGTAAGTATGCCAATTATCAGCAGAAGAATTGTCAGACGACAAACCAAAATCTATATCTCTATAATCTAATTTACGCTCAGCCCTCAATGTAGTAACATCAGTCTGCAATGTTGCTATCTTACTATTAAGAGCTGCAACAGAATATGCCGACGCAACAAACCCACGAGAGTCTTGCGTGAGGGTTATTGCTTCAGAGAAGAGCTTCACTGTAGCATCAAGCCCTCCACCTCCGCCACCAGTTCCACTACCAGCACCATAAGCCGTAATACCACCCGTAGCATACAGATTGCCGTTCACTTTCAGAGCGTTATTGTTAACGTCATACTCAAGTCCGAGCCCTCCTAACAGCAGCTTAGTTATATTCACCAAATTAAGAGTACCAGTACCGTCTTTCTGCGGTGTGGTGGCAGTAAAAATGCTTCCATCTGCCAAACCTAAATTCACCATCTTATTCTTTTCGTCATAGCTAAGTCCTGCCCAAGCGCTCCAATTCCAAGAATCGCCACCAAAACGAATGGCTTTTACATTTTGGAATATGGCGCAGCCACCAAGAGAAGACAGATATGCAGATCCAAGCTTCAAACCGGCATGACTACCGTCGGCTAAGGTGAGCATACCAGCCACATCACCTCCGCCATCAAAATTCTGTCCCCACAGCTTTCTCGTTGTCTCAAGCTTCGATGCTGATGATGCATTCACGTTCTTCAGATAATTTATACCCTTAACGCCTTGTCCCATCTTGTAAGTTCCATTGTCCGTCACATATTTATCTACAGGAGCTTTAGTCTGCATAATCAGATTAGAATCATACATTTCAACATACTTGCCCGCCCACAGCACTCTGAACTTCGAATTGCCCGTGCACCAAGCATTATGCCCAAGCCATATATACCCATTATCGTCGATAGCAGCATAGAAATGTATGCTACCCATCCCGTGAGTTGTCAACATCAGAGATCTTGACGACGTAGATGAAGACGACAGCATCAATGTACCATAAGCAAAATACCAATAGTTCTGATCACCATTCGAACAGAATTCTATCATACCGTCGTTTTCTACGCTATCAGATATCTTAGTAACAAATCTGCCAATCCTCGTCCATTTTATCTCTCTATAGTCAGTGCCATATCTGTACAGATTCACCCAGCCTGCCTGCTGAATATCCGCTGCATGATACCCGTCTAAAGTATCTGCATTCTTTGCATTCTTCGCCACGCCATTACTAAAATAACTACGCAGAGTAGCTATAGCCGTAGCATTCGTACCTTCTGCAGCCTTAGCCCTCGAAGTCTCGGCAGATATCGAAGAGTTTATACCACCAATTATTCCATCCAGAGTCGTCGAGTCATCAATCTTAGCCAAGAATGCCACAATCTCGTCCCATTTATCGATAGCACCATCCGAATCCTTGCCTGCTATAGCCGTATACCATCTATATGCCGTATCCCAGTTGGTCTGCTTGGCGGTTGTCGGTATAGAGTAGCCTGCAGCCAGCCCAATAGTAATATTTCCACTTGAGGTTACAGGAGAACCCAACACCGTAAGACCTGTAGGAACATTGATTCCAAGCGAAGTTAGATAATGTCCCTTTGGCTGATACAAATTGGCAGCATCTGTCTTCTGAAGATAATTTGTCAGCTGGTCGCTAACATCAATAGTCTCTATCTTATCATAGAGCTTCTTAATACTCCATGCACTCGCTATCTGCGACAGCTCATTGCCTGCAGTCGTCAAACTGATAGCATTAGCATACGTCTGCACCGAACCATTCAGCCCTCCACCGCCATCAGTTCCGCTACCAGCACCATAAGCAGTAATGCCACCTGTTGTATACAGATTCGCCAAAGTTTTGCCATCCTTGTCTCCTGCGATTCTGATAGCCTTGTTTGTATTGTCCCATACAAGGTAAGCGCCACCGATTTTAAGATATCCTTCTGTAGCGAGCGAATCTATTCCGACCAAGGAACGAAAGTCTTTCTTCGCAATGAGATATTGTACATTGTCAATTAGAGTATTATCTGTTATTCCTGGTTTCCACACAGGTTCTAAGAAGGATAGATATACTCCTACATTTTTTTCGCTTATTATAAACGAAGCAGGATTAGCGTGTACATTACCTGTCTTATCCCACCATATTGCACCGTCTGCAAGATAACCACTTCCGTCGAATCGAACAAGTGATGTTGCATAGTCCGTGACAGCATTCTTACCTTCTATAGTATCTGCTATCGATTGCCCTGCACGAAGGAATGTCTTTTTATCAGCAAAAGCGCCTCCCCACCAGGTCGCAATACTCTCAAGTCCTTGGTTTTGTTTTGTCTCATCGACGATACCATTCATTCCACTCATTACAGCTGCGCCTTTTGCATCTCTAAGCACTATAGTGCTTGACAGCATGAGTCCACCTTGTATAGTACTATCTCCTTGCAATGCATTCTTAAGATACTTGAGATTATCATAATTAGTTACATTACCTAAGGTTATCGAGTAGATAGAACTCGTTATGTACGCATTAGCTATGCCGAGAGCATTATAAAAGGCGCTATAAGCAGTCTGAAAATTATCGAAGAGAGTGCCAACACGATTGCTGATAGTTTTCTTGCCAGTATCATTTGATTCATTAAATCTCTTAGTAATATCATTAAGATAATCTACTAATTCCTTATGAGCGCTATCTAAGGCTTGTTTGGCAATCTTCAGATCTGTAAGTTCCTTAGTCTCTGCTCCTGTATCAGTTTTCAGAACCTCACTTCCAACAACCTCGTTATAAGCTTTCTCGGCAGCCGTGTAGTCGTCTACCAAGCGCTTAATGTCTTGTTGCATCGCAACAATCTCTGCTCCATCAACATAACCATCCTGTGTGTACTTATCAAAGGCGCTTTTGTTGTTGCTTACAGTATTGGACAGATTCTGTAGCGATTCTTGTGTCTTAGCAATAGCGTTTTGAGCCTTGTGAGCTTCTGTGTCGTCAGTATATTTAGACGACAATGTCCAATCGTTGATGTTAAACGCACCAAATGTTCGCCCTGTAGTACATCTCAATATGTCATTTTTGTACACACTTCCGTCTTGAGGATATGTTGCATTAACCCACAAGTCGCCCTCGTAGTAAGGAGGTGTAGGCTGTTGGCAAAACACTTTCATCTTACCATCTGCAGTTTCTTGCGCCTTGCTTGCTGTTTCGAGAGCTTTAGCTATATCGGTGTCTGTTATTGCTAACCATTTATATATGTTGTTGTCGACCATGGCAAATCTATAAGCTTTGCCTGTAGACGTGTCGTAATATAGGTCTCCAAGATGTATATTCTTATCGCTATCAGTTTTCCACTCTGCAGCAGGAACATTACCAAGTGTAGGAATACCTTCATAGAACCATGTTTCTATAGCTCCATCTATTTGATTTTGCAAGTCTGATATGATTTGTGAATTGCTAATAATATTATTAACTGCAGCCTCGCTCAATGTGTTATCCTCGATATACTTATCGATATTTTTACCGTCAATAGTGCTCTTAACATCTAATTCTGCTTTTATTTGAAGACGTGGCTTGCCTTTACCATTACAATCTTGCTGAAATTTTACATAAGTGCTACCTTCATAGTTATTCTCAGCGGTAGGTCTGTCACCTATATACATATCTCCATATACATTAAAGAATGCCTTCTTAGACGAATTATTCACTCCATATTCTACATACTCTTTCTTGTCGAATGAATAATTGTCTACTCCTTGATATAAGGTGATACTTGGAGCATAAGTACCAACAGAAGAGAAGAACATACATGTCTGTCTCTCTGGGTTGTCTCTATTTCCGCATTGATTTAAGACGTCACCCTTAGCTGGTCTATCGCTATTTGTGGCGCAATCTGTTACAGAGAGGTCTATATAATGATACTTTTTGCCATTCTTCTCTATTGCTTTATCGTCTCTGCCAATACACAGTCTCCACAAGAAGTGATTGCCCATCTTGTGGTATTTCCCATTGTTTAGATTGAAACTTTCCGAACGTATCAGGTCGCCTATTGCGAAGTCGTTACTAATTTCGTTGCCGTCTTGTTCTGCAAGAAAATAGCAACGATATGCATCTTGTGAAACATCGTTGTATATTACGCTAACTGTCTGTACATCGTGAGCTGTCACACTTCCTGCAGGAGATAATATAACATTACCGCCTATAGTGGATGTCTTCTTGATCATCAACTCCTCGAAGATAGCTTTCATTCTTACTTCGAGATAATCGGTAGTAAGGTGTGTGCGTTCCTTGTCATCGACAGACCATTCTCCACCAGTTAATGACACAGAAGAGTAATCGCCTATTTTAAGACCTCGCAGAAAGGTAACTTCGCCAGCTGCTACATCTTCTTTGTCCTTACGCAAGAATGGCGCATTAAGGACATAATCTAATAGAGCAAGAAATGCCGAACCTATACGATTAGCTGTGTTGGCATGAGAGCCTCGTTCGTCGCGTATTTTAGTGAAGAGTTCACGTAGAGCAGAAAACTCTGATTGTATTGACATAATAAAAATGGTGATTAAAAATTAAAACCTCCTTATCGTTCTATCTATAGTATTTTTGCCGTCGCTGAATAGCTGACTCAGATACGATGACACCAAACCATTATATGTGGTGCCATAATATGAAGCTTCAAATTCGTTCAGGCGATGGATAGAGTACAGATACTTCTTCGAGAACCAGTCACGCTTCTGTCTGTGGTGTGGATTTGTCTTCCAGTCCTTCAGAAACTTGAGGTCGCCACCGTTATCATGCTTATATCCATTGCCCACGCCTCGAGCCACATATATACCATACTCAAGGAAATGGTGCTCGATGGTGGTAACAGGACCAGGATGTACCACGCCTTGTATCGAGCGAGCCAATGCTCCTGTGTCGTTTACAGGTGGAGTGAATTGCATCATTCGCTCACGCCATATATCCACCATAAACTGCTGCCATCCATCCAACCATTTCTGATGTTCGGCATCAGTCATATTGGGTTTAAGTCCATTCCGATTCGTCATAGCATATATCTATTGGTTCCTCGTTTTGTATCATGAAGTACAGTCCTGTCACTCCGTTATATGAATATCGAGGCAACTCGGATGAGTAGACATTATTCAACTGCAGGAATGTAAGTCGGTCGTCGCCAAGTTCGTCTCGATCGTGAAGCAGGCGAGAGTGAAACTGCCTGAATATCTGCCTGCATAGGTTCAATTTCTCTTCTCTGTCTATCATGTCGTCTATGCGATAGTGAGCCAAGATGAATATCGTATATACATCTCTGCGGAAGTAGCCTACGCCATTCGAGAAGGTCTGTTGCGACGTGGTATCATCCACCATGATGAAGTTCTGCTGCTTCCTGAAGTTCTCCATCACTCCCTGTATAGAGTCTGGACCAGAGCAGAGGCAAGTATAAAACTTATTGTCTTGTGCCAGTCGGCTCGACTTGGCAAGCTGTGTAAAATATTCGAGAGCTGGAAAAAGGTCTTTTGCCATGGTAATCTGAATTATATGTTATTTATTCAAGTCTGGATACTTACGTCTAAAGTCTGCTGCTTCCTTTGCCTTAGCGTCGAGTTCTGTCAGCGCTCGCCAGCAGTCCACACGTTTCACCTCGGCTTCCTTCGTCACGTCGCCATCTGTCAGAGCTCTAAGCTGCAGGTTTATCGACTGCAGTACCGACAGTTCTGTCACATCGTCGGCAGTAGCCTTGCGGAAGAAGTTAGGGAAGGCTCTCGACATAACTAACTTGATATTGGCAAACCACGCTATCGTCGCCAGGCTTTCTTCTATTGTCAGACTCAGCTCGTCAGGTCGAGAGAAGTCGGGCTTGCGATATAGAAACGAGGCGAGCTTATCTATATGCTCCTGTTTCTTCGTCTCGTGGAATAGCTGATATTGCTGTTCCATACAGAGGTATTCGCCAAAGCTGATGATACGTTTATGTTCGGTATCTTCCTGCAGAAGCGGATGGACCGCCTGGAGTCCTTGGACAACATCCAACCTATTGTCCATATCCTCCGTCGAGTCCACCCAGCTCAACAGCTTAAGAAATGAATGAATTTGCCACGCCTCTATATAGAACACCTTCAGCTTCTCGCCCTCAGGCTTATAAGCACACTTCCAGCCATAGCGGTTTTTCTCTATCACGCTGATGCCTGTAAAGCGCACAAACATATAAGTCTTAACTACCGTCATATCTGCAAAGGTTGCCATGAGGTAGAACACGTAGCGCAACTGTTCTTGGGTCAGTTCGCTCCACGACTGAGGAGCCTTTAATTCTATATTGATAGTCTTAGCCATTGAATACGAATGCTGATGAATCTTTAGTATTTTTGAAGTGCTCGATATGCGCAGCATCATAGGCTGCTGTCTCTGGATATATAGAGTATATCTCAGGGTTCTGCTCCACTTCGCGCTCTATACGTCGATAGAGTGGGGTAGAGATGGCTGCTTTTCCGCTTACGTTCTATTTGTCGGTAAAGTCGCATATCAGCTGCAGTATTCCTGCATACGGTGTCAGCCTGTCATGGTCATCGCATCGCCACGCATCGAGGATATCATCCATCTGCTCGTCTGATATTCTCAAGCGTAGAGTCTCGTCGGCATCGATGATAGCTCGCTGCATAGCCTGCCAGTCTTGATACGACCGTGCCTTGGTTGCCATGGGCGAAAAGAAGAAATAATTCTCAGTATAGATGTAGCGAATATAGTTCTTTGCCTGCATCGTCTTGCCCCATTCTTCTGAGCGAAGCAAATCCACGGTCATAGCTCTTGCTCTGCATAGTGCTGTGCGCAGCTGTCCCTCGAGCGCATCCACTCTCTGCTTCGATGCAGGCGATATGGTGTCGTTTGATACGATGCCAAAGCCTGTAGGTGTCAACACCAGGTCCAACTGTCTGAACACCGAGAGAAAACCATCCACACATACCATTATCTTATAGTACTGCAGTAGTCTGCCATTCTCTCCTTCTTCAGCTATCCGCTTCAAGCCTGCTTCGCCAAGCAGATTGCTTGAGTAATTATCGTTAGCAATGTCTATTGCAGGCATCACACTCTCAAACACCTCGCTATGAGCTGAGCAGCCTACTGGCAGCGCTTGCTCGAAGTCTTCTTTAGATATTGTTATCGTTGTCATTGCTATTGCTATTAGAATTAGTAACCTTCTTGGCATCTTTGTTCTCATCGAGAGTGGTGAGCTGTATCATTGGCACATCTACCGTCACCTTGTCGCTCCATCCGTTATAGTGGAGTATCAGGTGGTATGGTTTAGTCAGTATGTCGTGGCATGGCTTCTCTATAGCCTGCTTCAGCGTAAAGAGTTCGCGCTTGTCGCTACCTGAATTGTTCATCTGACTCTTGCCTGGTGTGGCTCCCACCAGGTTAGGATGAATGCCGAAGGCGAAACAGAGAGCATTCGAAGCTTCGCTCATATCGTCGCTCCAGTTGCCACCTTCCTTCTTGTTGGCATCGTTGAGTGGCACTATGCGCACCATTCTGTTCTCCTTGCCGTTTGGGTCTACATAGTATCCGCTAATCATAGCCTTGCCCGCGTTCTCGATGCCTGTCACGAAGTCGATGATGTTCTGCTTCTCTTCCTCCTTGCGCTTTTTGCGTAGTGGCTCGTCTGATATTCCTTCGTTGTCGCAAACGTTGTCCCAATACTCTTCGTGCACTTCTATCTGTACTCGTGGAGCCGAAGTATTCTTAATCATATATCGTTTGCCGATACCTATCAAGCGATAGATATCAAACCAGGCATCTCGGAATATCGATGAGTAATATGGCACAGGATACATCTGGCAGCCTGGTGTTGCCATACGGCTCAATATAGCAAACTTGCGCTCCTTGGTAGGTTTGTTCTTGAGTCCTGTCTCAGGATTAGGCATTTTGCCCATTCGTACCATCAGGTCGCCAAGCGGATTGAAATAGTCGAGCAATGGTATCACCTCAATCTTGCTTTCGTCAAAGAAACCGAGTCGCCAGTCGCCATAGAACACATGTTCCGACTTGCCTGAAGCTGTAGAACCTGCATATTCAAATCTGCAGTATGAGGCATCCTTGTTTCTTACCGTCACTATCTTAGTGCCATCCTTAGACAGGATGATAACCGTTACCGAGAAGAAGAAGAACTTGAAGTCGGTAACCTGCTCGAGGAACACCTCCTGTAGCGAGTTGTATAGACAGAAGTCGCGAATTTCTTTGTCGCTTACGTCTTTTCTTGTCTCTCTATCCACGAAGCGCACTCCTTGGCCATAGCACGACACGATGTTGAACTGCTGACATTGTGCCGTCACCATATTCTCCATCAGTTTCTTTCTCACCTCGTAGGGCAATTGGTCATTCCTGCCCCATTGCACATACTTATACTCTCGCTTCTTCACCACTATCGGCCTTACGCTCGATGCTCCTGGCTGATCATCATCATCGAAAACATTCATAGAGTCGCCACCATATTCTGAAGCTACAGAGTTGCCTTCCGACGACGAGCCTATTCCTGTAGGCACAATTCTATATTTGCGATAGCCGTCAGCATCTGCATGTTGCGATGTAGGCTGCAGGGTATTTTTGTTTTTGCTCATAAGTATATTTTTTGATTGTTTATCTGTATGATGAATATCTGAGGAATGGTACGCAGCTCTCGATTCTTGGGATTTCTCAAGCGTATAAAACCTTGTCGCCATGCCACATGGTGCACAAGCCAGCCCTTGTAGTGAATAATGGCGCCTGTTTCGCCCTTGTAAGCGTATACGTCTACAAGGGCTCGATGCTGATATGCTTGGTCTATCTGGCGCAGCATCTCGGTGAAATGGATAGCTTTCATTCGAAGGTATTGTCAAAGGTGTTGTCGAATATTCTGCCTGCACGTTCCATATTCAGCACATTATGATTACGCTGAGCATACTGGTATGAGAAGGTGAATCGAGGCAGCGACGTAGGCTTGTTGTCGTATTCCGACTTCGAGTCTGTTATTATCACCTCTTTGCCCACGTTCGGGTTGCCATTCTTGAAGGTTACTATATGCACGTTCATCGAACGGAATAGCTCGTCCACCCAGTTTGCCATGGTGAACGACAGTATGCCTGTGTCGGCTTTGAACACCCTGGTTTCGGTAATCGCATAGTTGCGTTGGGTTTTGCCTATATACGCTTGCTCACGTTTGTACGATGGCGCTATGGTGTGTGTGCCTGTGCAATAGATTAGCTCTTCCACTCCGAACGAGTTGTCGAATACCAGAACTGGAGCGCAGTCAGGCTCATCAAAATCGATTGTGAACCGGAACGTGCGCTTTCCAGCCTGGACATCATAACATAGCAACGTCTTGCCTGCCATGGCAAACTGCTCTGCCGACACATCGAGTGTGGTATAGCGGTCGTTGCCAGCAACAGGCAATATAGAGAAAGATTTATTAGTGCCATCGTCATAGTAGGCTGTCACCTCTGCCTTGTCGGTACCGATATAGTGTAGATATTCCAGACGATGAAGACTCGTCACCTTCTCGCCCTCGAGCAATGTCAGATAGTGAGTATCTATGAAGTCTTGAGCAGTAGTGTTGATATCCACCTCGCTATATATGATATCTGCCTCCATGCTTTTGGTAGACATGATGGTCTCGTTGTCGGCATCCTGTTCGGCAATCTGAATCTTCAACTTCACCTTCAGGCGCTTCTTGGCATAAGGAGTGAGCAGACGGTCGAGTTCGGCAAGCGTAACCACACCTGCCAACGGATATAGATATTCCTGGTATACCTGCTCGTCGTCTACCGTCATCGTCACCATGGCGCGGTTGCCACCTATCGAGAATTCCACATCGGGAACATTCGATGATAAATAGGTGCCAGATATAGATTGAGTAATTGTTATCATCCTTTTATTCTTTTTAGGCAAAGATAGCTTATTCATTTAGCTGCTTAAAATACACAAAAAAAGCAGCACTCTCACGAGCGCTGCTTCCCTTTGTGTGTATCCTAACTCTCACGAGCTTAATACTATCACTACGTAAAATTGAACGAAACACATTGACCGAATCAATGTATATAAAAATGTAAAATAAATGTTTCCTTCTTGTTATTCTATATGGCTATCGTAGTAGCGGTAAATCATCCATTTCAATCTACCGTCCTCTGTAGGTACGAGCGAATAGCCATGGTCTACCAGATATTTGCTCAACAGTCCTTTGCTGATGTCGTACATATCTGACAGGTCATCAATAATCTCTGTTGTCGACTTTGGCTCTGGGACATTCATCTGACCTGTGATATCTTTCCCAGGCAGCGGACTGCGCTTGTCGAAGTAAGCTTCGATATATTCGAGCTGCATTTTCTCGTCTTCTTCTTCTGTCATGATTCTATTGATTTTTTTAGATCTTTCAAATTCTTGCTCATTCTCCTAAGGTTAGAGGCTACATCCAGTCTGTGTGCTGCCTCCTCGTTGCTCATTATGTCGGGCGAAACGTCAAGATAGTCGTCCATCACATCGTCCAGTAGTTGTATCTGCGCTTCCAATGTATCGATATCGAGCATTGGTCTCAGAAGATTAAGAGTCTGCTCGCTGAAATTATTATTGTTCTCCATTTTCTTTTCCTCCTTTATCTTTTTTGTTGTCGTTGTACAATGATTTAATAATCTCCATATCGCCACCATGAGCTTTGTACTGGCTAAACAGCAGCGCACGCTCATTCTCAAGCAACACGTTGTTGCGAGCATGCTCACTCTTCAGATGAGCCATTTCGCGGATGTGGTCGTTGTAAGCTCTGCGCTTCTTGTTAGCGAGTAACTTGTCGTCCTGGTCGCAGGCTTCTATCGCTTTCAAGTAAGCGTCTTTACTCTTCTTGCGGTCTGCAGCTACGATGGCTTGACTCTTCGATATTTCCTCCGTTAGCGAGATATATCTTTCGTCTTCATCCGTGCGAGCTCGAGCAAACGACTCACGATTCTTATTCATTCGCTCCACAATATCCAAGAGCTGAGCCTGCAGCTCCTGAAGAGTGAGAATATTGAATGTAGGCATATTGTTAGTTGGCATGGTTGTCCTCCTTTCCTTTAATGATGGTTACTTTACCTTTGTTTTCGCTAAGCCATTTTGTGGCAGCAATAATAGAAGGCATCATCAGTCGTCTGAAGTTCTCGCACTCCATAATCAGCGAAGCCATTATACCGGCAAGAGTGCCTTTTGCGCCACCTGTACCAAAATAAGAGATTTTGTCTTCGTTGTAGCCAAGGATGAGGAACCCACGCTTCTCGTTAGCCTCTTGCCACTTCTCAAGCTTCTCTCTCACCTCGTCTAAATTTTCGAAGTTTGTCATCTTCAAAGCTTCTTCCTCGCTAATCAGCTCGGCAGGCATCTTAGGAACCTTGATTTTCATTTTTCGCCTCCTTTCTCCATTTCGATGCGCTCTTCGTCTTTCAGCCAGTTGTCTTTATCCTCTATATTAAGGCGATAGACATTATAGCCCGCGAGTGCAACACAAAGCAGCGTAATGATTAACGATGTTTCGGCAGCAGCTGCTCCGAATAGCATAGCGATGAAAGCGAGGTTGACGCGGATGACCTCACGACGTGTGATGTCGAATCCGCATATACGGGTGAATGACTTGCTCTTGGCGTTGACATAAGCCTTGACGGCTGTCTTGAAGTCGATTGTTGCCAACGGGCGCAAATGAGCTGTGCGCTGGATTGATGCAGTTGTTTGCATAATATAGGATGTTGTAGCCTTATGCCCGAATCCGTCGGGTGCGGTCTGACGTAGGGGTACGAAAAAAGCGGCTCGCACTTCCTCGTCTGCTACAACATCCATGCTTTCCGCCACAAAGGGCAATAAAAACACGTGGAAGGCGAACCGCCGTATATTTTAATATGCATCTCCACACTATGCGGAGTGCTCCGCATAAACAAAGGGCGCACGTCCCTCGGTATCGATGCGGCAGTTATGGGCAAAAAAATAAGCCCACAACATCAAAAAAATAGTTGGTTGGGCTTGAACATATATCCTTGCCCTTTGTTTATGCGGAGTGCTCCGCATGAATATTGTAGCGATGGCAAAGGTATGCAATAAGATTGAAACGTGCAAGGATTTTGCGGAAAATTTTAAAAAAAGACAAAAAGAGTATTATTATCAATACTTTTATGGCTAAATATTTGTATATTAGTATTATTTTTACTACCTTTGCATTGTCAAACAAAAGCTCTTTGATATGAGAAAGTACAAAGTATCTGAAGTCATCAAGCTGCTGGAGCGAGACGGATGGGTGAAAATAGCTGAGAAAGGCGACCACAAACAATTCAAACACCCGGACAAACCAGGCAAGGTGACAGTAAGAGGGCAGAAGAGCGAGGTGCTTAGCCAATTTCTTCTGAACAGCATTTGGAAACAAGCGGGGTGGCGATAAGCTCCCCGCCACTTTCCGAGGTTTGACTAAAAAAAGACAACTAACACCTATATTGATATGGAAAAGATTATAGTAGAAGTAAGATGGTGCGACCATAACTTTGGAGCCACATTATCAGACAACGTACCAGGAGCCATCGTCGTAGCAGCCAAAACCTACGATGAACTGCAGAAGGAAGTGCCTGAAACACTCCAGTTTCACCTTGAAGGGATGAAAGCCGATGGCGACGAGATTCCGCAATGGCTCGCCGAGGGCGATTACGAGTTCGTCTACCACCTCGACACTGCTGCGCTCATACGATCGTGCGAGCGCTACGCCTCGCTTGCAGCCATTTCGCGCGCATCTGGAGTGAACGAACGACAGCTAAGCCACTATGCCAACGGACTTAAGAAGGCACGCACGCAGCAGCGCGAGCGCATAATAGAAGGATTGCACAGAATAGGACGCGAACTGCTGTCCATATCATAGAGCATATTTGACAATCACAGTAAGCCCGACCGCCATAAATGGAGGTCGGGCTTTTATATTTGTTAAAGAAAAAGCCCCGAAGCCGAAGCCCCGAGGCAAGTGTCTGTGATAAAAAACTATCGCTATAAAGCAATGCTCATGGAGCTAAGCTTGCTCGACATATCATTGAGCGCGAAGCGAAGGGTCTTCAGTTCTTCATCAGAGAACTGTGATGGTTTGCCGTTCACCATATTGCCGTTGAGCTTATGTGCAAGCCATGAGCGCGACTTCTTGAAATAAGTCTTGGCTATGTAAGCCATAGACACCATGTCCGTAATCTCGCCAAGACGCTCAGCCATGCGCATCTCCTGCACATCCTCGGCAGTCGTCTTGATAAGTCCCTCCAAAGCTTCAGTAAAAGCCTGTTCGTTCTCACTCCTTAAAGCGTTCATCTCAGCGGATACTGCTGCACGCTCCTCGTCGGTTGTTGCCAAGCGGTTGCGCTCAGCAAGAGCCTTAATCTTATCCTTATAATCTGTCATAATAATATATCTTGTTAGAATTGTTTTAGAAAAGCTCCCCCTCCCATTTAAGGGAGAGGAGTCTTTTTTAGTCATTCTTGATGTCATCTTCAAGTTGGTCGATTTCTTTTTGCGCTATCTTTTTGAAAGTGCTGGGGAACTTGTTCCAATACTCAAGATAGAAAAGCAAATCGTTTTCTTTGTCCTTAAGTTCCTTTGATTTTCTTTTTTTACTCATAGGCGATATGTTTTTTATCACAATGCAAAGGTAATAAACTTTTGTTGAATATGCAAGAAAAACACAAATTATTTTCAACAAAAGTTTAAATATATATTGTCGTAGCCAAAACATCGCAGACCGCAAAACAAAAAGCCCTCGATGCTTCACGCACAGAGGGCTAAAAGTGATCTCATGTTTATCAAAAATGAAATACAATCGTCATGGATGTCGACAGATTGTACGGATACTTGCTTTATTGAGGTTTTTGCATGAATATAGATGCGATAGACGCAACTCCTGCCAATCCGAATATTCCTGCAAACCAATTTCGATCGAGATATAAAGCATAAGCTGCAAGTGCCAAGGTTATACCTACGGTTAAGAATGCGAAGAACATCCCCCACCAATTCATACGTCCGACCTTATGCTCATTATAGCTTATGATTTTAAGTTTCTTCTCGTCTTGCTTATGGCGATGTTGCTGCTCTCGCTCTGAAGCTTTGATAAGAAAATCAACGATTTTTGGATTTACCTTTTGATATTCTGCTAATTCTTGTGGACTTGGTAAAATGTTGTCATCCACAGATACCGTCTGTTCTATTTGGTTACCTACCGTATCTCCATTAGAGATGTTGGTGTCTTTTATAGAGATAGAATGTTTAACCATTGCTTAAAATCAAATTGTTGAATGATATACGCACGTCGTGAGCAACATTGTTGCGGTCTTTTTTAAGATTGTCCAAATCTGTACGCTTATTAGAAGGAGATGAAAACATCTCATCTTTCAATGCTTGTATCTCTGGCGAATTTTCTTCGTAATTACCAGTAGATGCTCTGCGCAGAACTGAAAATCCATTTTTTATGAAATGGATAATGTTTTTAATGATGCCCATAATAGTATTCTCCTTATTGTTTATTTCTAACTGCAAAGTAACTGAAAAAAAACTGTTTCTACAAGTTTTTTGTGTTATTTTATTGTTTCTACCTATTGTTTTTGCTCGTTTTAATGCTTAAAACGAGCTATATAGATATATAAAAGCATGGTTTTTTACCTCTTTTTCCATAGCTGCAAAATTCAACCACCTTGTTTTCAATGAGTTATGTGGTTGAATTTTGCAGCTTGTGCTTTCTGCTGTCTTTGCAGCACTACACCGCCCTACGCCAAGTTGGCAATTGCCTCTTTCGCTCATAGCGGAATATGTAGTGAGATTTGCAACCATGTAATAGATTTTGTCTTGTCGCTCGTGGGCTGTTGTGCGAAACGTGAACATGGCAATTGCCAAAAACAAAAACGGGGGTGTGTCAAAATTCACACCCTCTTTTAAAATATCACAAAGCCCGAACTTTCACAAGCTCGGGCTTTGCTATTCCATAATTTTTTTGTACCTTTATGGAAAGAAATTTCTAATATG